CACTAACTTTTACGCACAAGAGATATTTCGAAGCATAACAAGCATAGTGACTGCTATTACCATTTTGGTAATTTCTTTATTTATCCGCAGATGGTGGAGTAAACGATTTAAATGAGATTAATTAAGCGCATATTTATTCATTGTTCGGCTGGGTTTGGCGATGTAGAAAGCATCAAGCGACATTGGAAGTCTATTGGCTGGAAGTCTGTCGGCTATCATCGTATAATCGCTGAAGATGGCGAAGTGTTTCAGTTAGCACCATACGAGCAAATGACTAACGGAGTTAAAGGGTATAATAGCACAAGCATTCATATCTGCTATATTGGTGGAGTAGATAGGGCAAACGTACTCAAGGCAAAAGATAGTCGCACAGAAGCGCAAAAAGAAGGCTTAATATGTGAGATTGAAAATGCTTTGCTATATCTAAAACAATTTCAAAGCGTAGACGATATTCAAATATTAGGGCATAGGGATATATCGCCAGACAAAAACCTAAATGGCAAAATTGATGCGTGGGAAAGGATAAAAGAGTGTCCAAGTTTTGATGCTATACCCGAATATAAACACCTAATAGAAAAATACAAATAATACATTATATTTAAAGCGTGAAACTACACGAGTTAAAAGACAAGTTGAGCCAGTTAAACCTAAAAGAATACGACGGTATACATTTAGGTAGTGGCACTATTTTAGATGCGAAAAGATTTGTTGAAAATCACATTAGCTTTTTAGAATCTAATCCAAACAATAGCACCTTTCTGCTTTATTACAATAGGCTTTTTGAATTTTACAACAAAACACAAAACAATGAAATGTAACGAAGCATTAAACATTTATCCAAGACAACAGAACGAAAGCAACAATAAGTGGTTTAAGCGAGTTGCCCAACTTACTGGACTGCACCACAAGAGCCTTAACACTTATTATTATAAATCTCGAAAGTTTGTAGAAACCCAGCGCAAATACGACAAGCAAGGCAATGTCATAAGCCGAGTAGAAAAGCTACAACAAGCAAATTTGGTCGATGTTCCAGATGGCTTGGAGTTGTCAAGATTAAGCACGAATGTCACTACTGGTCAGCAATGGCAGATATACACTAAAGAAAGCCAAAATAAGGCGTTTTTTAAGCTAAATAAAGACTTAATTAAGCAAACACTAAAGGAATGTAATTTAAAGGCTTTAAACGTGCCTAAAATCACTTCTACGAGCAATAAAGTATTAAAGGTTACATACACAGATGCACATATCGGTTTAAACATCACAGAGAATCTTTATGGATTGCGCCAATGGAACGAGTTTGAGTTAATGGATGCACTCCAAAAAATAGTTTACTATGTAGGCGAACAGTTTAACGGACAATCTAAAATAATAATTGCTGACTATGGCGATTTTATGGATGGCTGGGATGCCAAGACCACAAGAGGCGGTCATATATTAGACCAAAATATGAGTAACGAGGAAGCGTTCAAAGTAGGTGCGCAGTTCAAAATTGAGTTAGCCAAGCGATTGGCGAAGTTTGGAGTGCCTTTGGAGTTCTATAACGTGACTAACGACAATCATTCGGGCAGTTTTAGTAAGATAGTGAATATTCACGTTAAGGAAGTTTTAAGCTACTTGCTACCCGAAGTAAAGTACGAGATATTTAACGACTTTATTAGTCATTACTTTGTAGGTAAATGGTGTTTCATTTGCAGTCACGGAAAGGATGAAAAACACTTGAAGTACGGATTTAACACAAAGCCAGACGACAAAGCCAAAACCCATATAAATAGATACATAGACAAACACGACCTTCATAAGTATCGAATCGTATGTGAATTTGGCGATAAACACCAGTTAATTCGTGATACAAGCCACGCTAAATTCGAATACAATGTGTATTGGGCGTTGAGTCCAGCGAGTGACTGGGTGCAGACGAACTTTGCAGATGGGCGCAGAGGTTTCTGTATTGAGGAGATAGCGGATAATTTTAAAACATTTACAAGTATTCAACTATGAATTATAACAATGACTTTAAATATGATTTACAAGTAGGGCAAGTAAAAGAAAAAGAATTGGGCGCTATTTTTCAAGGCGCTAAAATTGAGGTAAAATATGATTTACAAGCACTTACTACTGGAAATGTTTTTGTTGAATATGAAAGCAGAAATAAACCAAGTGGAATAAGCACAACTCAAGCAGATTATTATTGCTTTGTTTTTGGAGATACTTGGCACTTAATAAAAACAACTTTGCTAAAAGAAAGATGTAGAGAATATCTAAATACCAATAGAGATAAAAAAGGTGGGGATATGAACACAAGCAAAGGAATACTTTTACCCATAAATAAACTATTTTAACTATGAAAAAACTACTATTAATCATCCTATTATTTGGAGTAAGTCAAGCGCAAGTAAATAAGAATAAATTAAGAAGCAACATAAAAGATTGTGAAAGGGCTTTATCGGCGTGTTTAAGCACAAAAGATACGATAAGTGATACAATCTATATCTATAGCGCAAAAGAAGCCGCAAAGGTCGCTAAACAAGTCGAGAAAACGAAGCGTAAAGTAAAGGTGCAAGAAACAAAGCAGAATAAATCCAATAATAAAACCGATGTGAAAACGGATTGGTTTTTAAACTTGATGCAAAGTATGACAAGAATGACTGCGATACTAACTGCTGGTGGCTTTGTTGGTGGTGGGGTTGTGCTTACGAAATTACTACAAGCACTCAAAACAAAAGTATCTTGGCTATCTTGGCTACCTATTTAATGTTCATAAAAAAACAAAAAACAAAAGTATAAACGACTTATCTTTACGACTCTATGACGCCCTGCTCTGGGTAGTTGCATTGTTTTTGTTTTGGTGCGCATCTACTCGGTGCGCACTTTTTTTAAATTATTTTCATTTTTTTTTACTCGAATAGTATAAAATTAAAAAAATAGTTTTATATTCGTGTTGTCAATATGACGGAACATAAACAAAACACGATGGAAAAATTATCAAAAATACACAAAGACTACATTCTTAATATGATTAAGAACAACGAGGGAATAAACAACATTAAGGCTTATTGTTTAGGTGCTGGTTTTGATGTTACAAATTATTCAAGTCCAATCCATATTGATGAATTTGGAAAGTTAACGATGAGATATAGATGTGAAAATACATACTATTATATTTAATAAACAAAAAACGGAGGATGCCGAAAATCCGAAACAGAGTAGGCTAATTTTAAAACTTATAACAATGATAAACCAATTAAAAGCAGAACGCAAAAGACAAAAGATTAGCAGAGCCACAATAGCACCTAAACTCGGTGTAACTGAGGCTACATTATTCAACTGGGAAAGTGGCAAGAATAACATTACATTCAACAAGTTTTTAGATTACGCCAAGCTACTTGGAATAGAAGTAAGCATCGAGTTTGAAAACAAGCAGAATAACAAAGTTAACCAATCGTTAGAAATAGTAGAGCGACTAACTGAATTAAAGCTACCTAAAAGCCTTAACGACCGCAACGAGTTAGATGGCATCTACACAAACACTTATTTCGAGTGCGAAAGTTTAACGGATGAAGAAATAGAGATTTCATTATGCTTTAATGACTTGGATGTTTGGTTTGATTATGTGATAGAACGTGATGCAGTTATCGAACATTTTTACACCACTAATTCCCAATACGAGGCGCTGGTTGATATGGACTATTTAGCAGAGAAACAAGCGTGGGTAAGTTATGATGAAATTGAGTTAGATTATGAGCAGATTTTTGACTATTTAGTTAGAACTGGCGAGATTGCAAATTACTTACAATATCAATTAGAAAAATGAAAATAAGAAGCACAGTAAAACCAGATATTCGGTTAAGTTTCAACGACTGGATAAAATACATAAGAGAACAAGTAAACAAAACTAAAAAATAAAGCAATGGAAAATTTAGCACTAATAACAGAAAAGGATTTGAGTTTAGTAGAAGAAAACTCGCTCAACGCACAACAACTCAAACAACTATTAAAAAAGACTCCAGAGAGATATGTTCACAAGCGACCTGCCAAAGGTGGTGGGAGTTGGGATTATGTGACTGGCGGATACGTAAAAAAGGTCTTAAACTTGATGTTCGGCTGGGATTGGGACTTTGAAATTATGGATGAAAAAATTATTCACGGAGAAGCAGTAGTTAAAGGTCGTTTAACTTGCCGTACAAATGGGCGCACCATTGTTAAAATGCAATACGGAAATAAGGACATAATGACTAAACGAGGAAGTAATGAGCCATTGAGCATAGGTAACGACTTAAAGGCTGCCGCTACTGATGCACTTAAGAAGTGCGCTGCTGAAATTGGAATAGCCGCCGACATTTACAATAAGATGGATTTCAACGAGGTTAATGTTCACGTTCCGCAGTCACGAGATTGGAAAGCAGAATTAGAAGCAGAGAACTCAATTACTGGCTTAAACGAAATATGGCGTGAAATGTCCGAGAATGAGCAGGTAAGGTATAAGTTATTGTATACCGAAAAATTAAACGAGTGTGGATTGTCTTAAATTTAAAAAATATTATTAACTTAGCGTAAACAAAAAACAAAACAATGGATTTTAGTAACTACATTTTTCGCAGTCATATGGTCGGCAACATTATATCTGTGCCGAAGCCATTAACACCTAACCAGTCTGAAACATTAGCAGACTATCGCAAACGTCAAGCTGGAGAGGGCAGACCATTAACAGACAATCAGATTAAGACTTGGCACTCACTCGAGCATAAGCACAACGAAAGCCAAACGTATAAGCTAACCGATACCGCTAAACGTATTTGTACTGATTTAGTCTTTGAGGCAAGAACTGGTCGAAAATCAAAACTTGAAACCAAGTATTTCGACAAAGGCATCGAAAAAGAAAAAGATGCACGAGATTTAGTTAGCGAGGTTTTAGGCAGACCGTTCACTAAAGACGATGAGCGCAGAGCCAATAGCTGGGTAACTGGTAAGCGTGACATCCAAGACGATAACGTTATTATAGACATTAAGACATCTTGGTCGTTTGAATCATTCAACAAGCACTTACTTGATACACCTAATGAGGTATATTTGCGCCAGTTAGATAGTTATATGGACTTATGGTGCATAAAGGATAGCTTACTTTGCCACGTTTTGGTAGATACACCTGCAAAGCTAATAGACGATGAGATTCGCAGACTTGATTGGAAGTACAATATCACCGATATGAACGGAGACGTTAGAGATGAGTTTATAGCTGATGTCGTGGAGTTGGTTTGTAACCATATCTTCACGAGAAAAGGACTTGAGGACTATTGTTTACAATCAAGCAACGTTTACATAGAGTGGTTTGCAGACTTTAACGAGATACCAGTTGCCGAGAGGCTGCATATGATACCTCATTCATTTGATAAGCTACGCATTCAGCAACGTAACGAGTGCATCACATTAGCTCGTGAGTATATGAACACAGTAAAACCTATTAATAACATTATCAAACTTTAAAAAACAAAAACAATGACAAGAGCAAAAACAGAAGCCTTTATTCAAGGAATCACAGATGGCACGTTTCAAGGAGATGCAGCCACGATTTACAATCTTATAAGAGATAAGCACGTTATGACTTTACCCGAAATATCCGTAATTTTGGATAAATCGCTTAATCAGTTCAGCGGTCGAATTTCCGAGTTGTTGGATGCTGGATTGATTAAAGAGATGAAAGGCGAAAAGTACAGTCTATTTCGAATAACACAAAGCGACCAAGAACGCTACGAATGCGCCAAAATTCGACACGATGAAAAGATTGAAAAACTACGCAAGAAAGCGGATGAGTTAGGATATTTTTTAGTAAAAAAAATGTGGTAAAATGGAAGCAGGAAGTAAAGTAAAAGTATATCTTGGCAACGTAGCCGCTTGCTATGGAATAGCCACTGGTAGAGCAAAGGAAATGAACGGAGTTACGATTTATGAACTGAAGGAATGTGAGCCGTTTCAGATTGAAGAAGCAGACCATTTTCGGGATGCTAACCAAGTGTCGTTTGATATAAAGTTCGCGAAGGAAATTAAGACTTATAATGATATGGAAAGATTTTATGTAAACATTTCAACTCTTAATTATTTTAAACTTAAGAAAGAGTGCTTTAAATTTGAACAACAAACATTATTTTAAGAGATGAATAAGGAGTTAGAATTTAATAAGCTAAATCTATTGTGTTTAGCCATTATAGATAAGTTTGAGGAAATGGAAAGCGAGGGTTTAATTTTTCATAAGCAGAAGCAAATAGGCAAAAAGTTTGTGGCTGAATTGGTCAAGATAACTGGAGTGATTTGTGGAGTGGCAAGTGAAACAGACAATAGCAACTACAAAGAAGCCTTAAACGATGTCCATAAAAGCATAGAAAAGATAGATAAATTTATGGATGAAATGTATTTAAAAAGTTAATAACTATTTACAAAAATTTTAAATGTAATTTATTATCTTTGAACTATTAATGCGATGATTCGGATTGCGCCCGATAGCAAATGATTAACTTAATGGCTTTTTTTGAAACTTGTAGCGCAATTGCAAGGAGTAAAAGAAAGCCTTTTTTATTTTATGGAAACAACAAAGGAAATATGGAAAGACATCCCAAATTACGAAGGATACTACCAAGTAAGCAATTTAGGAAGGGTTAAAAGTTTAAAGAGGGTAGTTTGTAGAAGTGATGGTAGTTTTCACACACTTAAAGAAAAATTATTAAAAGCATCTATTAATGGTGTTGGATATTTGGCAACTATATTAAGTAAAGATGGTAAAAAGAAATCATTCAAAGTTCATCAATTAGTAGCAATGGCATTTCTTGGTCACGAGCCTTGTGGATATAAAATAGTAGTAGACCACGTAAATAACGACAAACTAAATAACCAAGTAGACAATTTGCAATTAACGACCAGTAGGCATAATGTGTCTAAAGACATAAGACGTGGTGCATCTAAATACATCGGGGTGTCTTGGTACAAAAACTCAAACAAATGGATGGCTTCAATACGCATAAATGGTAAACAAAATTATCTTGGTTTGTTTGAAAATGAAATAGAAGCATCAATAGCATATCAAAATGCATTAAAAGGAATAGGAGGTTACAATGGCTAAAGAACTACCATATTTTCAGTTTGAACCAGCTGAATATTTGACAAAAGATATATCATTTTGCAGTTTAGAGGCTCAAGGTTTATTTATAAATATTTGTAGCTATTATTGGCAAAGAAACTGCGAATTAACAAGAGAACAAGTATTAAGGCGATTAAATTACCCAGATGCATTGAATGAATTAATAAGCGAGGGTATTATTGATTTACAAGAGGATAAGATTACCATTAAATTCCTTGACAATCAAAGAAATAATGCAATAACAAAAAGCGAAATAAATGCCAAGAATGGGGCGAAAGGTGGAAGACCTAAAAAGCCAAAAGAAACCGAAATAAAAGCGAATAAAAACCCAAGTAAAAGCGAATCAAAAGGCATAAGAAAAGATAAGATAAAAGAAGATGAAATAAAAGAAGATAATACTAATGCCAATAAATTGGCGGAGGGTGTAGTCGAATATTTTAACGGAGTTTGTGTTAATCTTCCAAAAGTGGTAAAGCTAACCGATAAAAGAAAAAAACATATTTTAGCACGATTAAAAGAACACAGTAAGGAAGACATAAAAAAAGTGATAGATTTAACCGCTGAATCTAATTTTCTCAATGGCAAAAATACAAACGGCTGGACTGCGAGTTTTGACTGGATAATAGACAAAAGCAATTTTATCAAAATTTTAGAAAACAACTACATAAATAAACAAAATGGAAAAGATAGGAGACAAATTAGCGTTGAAGACTTTAACGAGTCTATCGAACGGCACTTTAGATGAAAAAAGCTTATCGGTTTATCAAGATGACCTTACTATGGAGTGCGTTAAGTTTAACTGCGCTAAAATATTAACTGCATTTAAGGGATTAGATACTAATTTTACTAACTTACTGGCTGAAAGTTTAAAGCGTAACGGATTTACAGACCAGCGTTTAACCGATGCAGTAAACTATGTGATTGATAACTGCCCTTATCCATCGCCCAGTGTTGCTGAATTTGTTAAATTTGACAAAAGCGTAAAGGTTTATTCGTATGATGAAATGATTAAACTGGGTTATGGCACAGAGCCTTTTAAAAAAGTAAGGCTAAACCAAGAGCAAGAGAAGCCGTTATGGGTGTTTGCGAGTGATTACGAGAAATATGGACTTAAAAAATTTGAGTGGTAATGGCAACAATAAAACAGATTTCACTAATTGAGCCACAAATGGCTATCTTTGTAATTAAGAAGCTACTGCACCAAGTAAATGATGAAGCCATAAGCCAAGCTATTAGCAAACTAAAGGATGAAGATTTCGAAGAACTGGTCAATATTTTGATGTGGCTGGGATATGAAGAAAAAACAATTAATCAAATACTAAAATAAAAAAATTATGTACAATAGAAAGTTTAAAAGAGGCGTAAAACCAATCGAAGACAGAACAAAGATAAAGAACGAAGCCAAATCAATAAGGTTTACACAAACAGAAAGGGAGCTTTTAGAGTCTTTTTTAGAAGCTAATGGCATAACCTTTACTGAACTGGTTAAAACTCGCTTAAAAGACATTATAGGGGCTTAAATGTAATAAAATAAAAAAGAAACAATGAAACCAATAAATCACGCTTTGATAAGCCACTATTACGAAGGAATAAATAGAAAGCAATTAACTCCCGACGATTTTCGTAAATTATACAATCGAATTATCGCAGACTATCGGCTAACGGAATACGCGAATAGTAGGAACGCTGATACGGTATGTATCCGTCAAGCTATAATGAAGATAGCAAAAGAAAAGACTAATTTAACATTGAAGCAAATTGGCTCGATTTGGGGAATTGACCATAGTACTGTTATTCACGGTCTTCGGAGGGTGGAGGATGCCCACGATACAAACGATGAAATCTATTTGAACTGGGAGTCGGAGGTTTACAGATATTTTTAAAAACTAAAACAATGGACATACAAAAACTAACAGATAGCGAGTTAAGCACTTTGATTAAAGAGTGCAGGTTAGAACTTGAGCAACGGAAGCAGAGCCTTGAGGATGTACTACTGGAAGACGATTTTCAAAAGTATAAAAGCAAGTATGCACGACTAACTTTATTCTACGACTTTTGCAGAGGTGTTTACTCGGTTACTGAAAGCGAGTTAAAAGAAAAGAATCAAAGCAAGAAAAAGCGCAATATTAGAAACGCAGTTATTAACTACTTGCTTTCGGAGGGTTTTAGCCATCAAGACATCGTGGATGAGTTTGATTTAGCACGAACAAGTTTAAGCAGTCCGATTAGCTATCACGAAAAGTACTACAAGCTTGACAAGAACTACACAGATATTTTTGAGGATGTTAAACAATTTTTTGAGGATTAGATATGGCAACTAATAAGAGAAAATGTAAGGAATGCCAAAAGGTGTTTGAAAAGAAGCAACCACTACAATACGTTTGCAGTCCTATGTGCGCCATAAACTATGCCAAGAAAAAGGAGAAGTCTAAATGGCAAAAGGAGAAGAAACGGCGATTAATTGACCTTGAAAGCGTAAGCGGTGTTCAATCAAAGTATATCCAGCCAAAGGTTAACGAGTTAGTAAGAATAATTGACAATGGATTACCTTGCATTGCAACTGGCAACTTTGGAAAGATGGCTGCTGGTCATTATTACCACGCTGGTGGTCATAGTCAAATAAGATTCAACCTGCATAACATTCACATCCAATCATTTCAGTCGAATAGTTTTAAAAGTGGCGATGCGCTAAATTATAGGCAAGGCATTATAAATACATACGGAGAAGAATATATTGAATTTATGGAGTCGCTGAAACAAACACCAATAAACGACCACACAAAGGTTTTCTACCTTGAGTTAAACAACAAGCTAATAGAAGTAAAAAAGTGGCTTAAAACGCAAATAAATGGGCAAATGCAAGATGTTTCCAATAGAATACAACTGCGAAACGAAGTAAACTTGCTATTAGGAATTTATGAAAGGGAATATTGCATATTTAAAAACGCATAAATGATTAAATTAGAAATAAGCAACAGTCAATATAGCCGAGCAAAAGAACTTTATGAATTTAAAGTATTGAAAAATTCAATAAAAAAAGGCGAGGGGAATATATTTGGTGCTATTGGTGAAATAATGGTAAACGATTACTTTATAGGCAAGGGTGCCAATGTAGATTTAAATCAAACATATGACTACGATTTAATAATTAACGGATTTAAGGTTGATGTAAAATGCAAGGCTACTAATTATGAGCCAAAAGATTATTTTAATGCCGTTATTCCAGCTTACAATCCACATCAAAAGTGCGATTTTTACTTTTTCACTTATGTAACTTATAATTTTAAGACCTGCTATTTAGCTGGATATAAAAAAAAGCAAGATTTTTTTAAGGAATCAAGGTTAGCTAAAAAAGGAGAAATTGATGTAGGAAATTGGAAGTTTAAAACAGATACTTATGTATTGCAAATAGCTGATTTGATTAAATTCAAGCAATAAAAAAGTAAATAAATCAAGTAAAAACCTTATCTTTAAGGAACTCAAACAATTAAATAATTTAAACTAAAAAATTATGGCAAAACTATTAACTGGAAGTATTAACCTTTCAAAAATTGACAAGACAAAAATTGTTGACCGAGATAAGAACGGCAATCCGTTTGAGAATAACGCAAAGTATTTGAACGTGGTAGTATGGATAAACGATGAATTAGATAACTACGGTAATAAGGCGTCAATCCAAATAGGTCAATCTAAGGAGGAAAGAGAAGCTGGGTCAAAATCCATTTACATCGGAAACCTAAAAGAGCCACAAGGCAGAAATAACGAGCCAACAAGCACAAGAAGCGCACAAGTTGCTGATGACTTGCCATTTTAAAGATATGAAACAGATAGATAGATGGCTAATAGCCTTATACATCATTATGCTTTATATGACGTATGAAGTAAACCGATTAATAAAGGGTAACTTTTTTAACTGATGTGCATAACTTGAGAAAATAAAGAAAGTAATATTTGTTATATTTAAGCCGATTTGATTTGGTTAAATGAGTAGGTGTTTGAGGTGAGACTTTGCACCTGCTCTTTTTAAGTTTAAGAAATGGCAAATGTTTACTTTAGATGATTTTGAGGAGTGTGCTGAGTTTATATTAGAATATGGTGTTTATATCGCTTTACTGGTGATGGATTGGCTTGAAAAAGAGGAACGATACGAGGAGTGCGAAATAATATACTTAACGATTTTAATAATGAACTTATCGAACGACTGGAATCTGCCAAGTAAACTAACGGAAACAACATTTGAAGAGTTATGCGCTATGACTAATCAAGATAGAGACGAAGAAGATTATAGAATGGTAGCGTACGAGATAATTAAAAGCATTGAATAAGATGGCAGCACCTAAAGGAAATAAATTTGCACAGAAATGGACTGAAGAAACTGCGTTAAGTAAGATTAACGAGGTGCTAAAATACTGCAAGGATAACCCTAATAATTATCATTTAGGATATGCGCTAATAGAGTGCGATGTTTACCCAGATTGGTGGGCATACATAGCTAATACCTACGAGGATAATGAAGAAGTTTTTAGAGCAATAAAAAAGGTAGAGGTATTATTAGAGCAAAGAATAATAAATAGCACCTTAACTGGAGATATAAAAAGTGCAGCTATGGCAATATTCTACCTAAAAAATAAACACGGCTATAAAGACAAGCAAGAGGTGGATAACACCAATAGAACAGTAGAGCCTACGCAATACGTTATCGTAAATGATAGAAATACTAACACATCAAGCTGAGTTCCTTAAGAGCAACGCAGTACATACTGGATTAGTTGCTGGTTTCGGTAGTGGTAAAAGTATCGCAGCTACGATTAAGACTATTGAAAAGAAAAAGCAATACCCGAATATTTCGGTAGCTTATTATCTGCCTACTTACTCCCTAATAAAAGACATCGCATTTCCTAACTTTGAGAAGTACCTGCAAATGATGGGTATAACTTACGACCTTAATAAGTCGGATAAAGAGTTTAACACCGAATATGGTAAGATAATAATGAGGTCAATAGATAGTCCCGAGTACATAATCGGCTACGAGGTAGGTTATAGCTTAATAGACGAAGCAGATATTCCGCCAAAGGACAAAATGCGCCAAGTGCTAGTCAATGTAGTAGCAAGGAATAGAAAAAAGCTACCTAACGGAGAGCATAATAGTTTAGACTTTGTAAGCACTCCCGAGGGGTTTAGGTTTATGTACGATTTTTTCGTTAAAAATAAGGATGAAAATAGAGTGTTGGTTAAGGCGAGAACAAAAGACAACCCATATCTGCCAAGTGCATACATTGAGACCTTAAAAGGCATCTATTCGGCTACGGAATTAGAGGCTTATTTGAATGGCGAGTTTGTAAATATTACAAGTGGAAACGTTTACTATGCTTTTGATAGGGTAAACAACCATTCGGATAGAGAAGCGCAAGAGGGCGATATATTGCACGTTGGTATGGACTTTAACATTAATCAAATGTGCGCTATTGTAAACGTGATAGATAACGGAGTAGCGACTGCAGTAGCGGAGTATATCAATTACTATAACACCGATGCAGTAGCGAGTAAGATAAAGCAAGACTTTCCTAATAACCGAGTAATAGTGTACCCAGACGCAAGTGGAAAGAATAGAAAAACCAGCGCAGCGGAAACTGATATTAACATCCTCAAAAAGTATAATTTCGGGATTAAGGCACTAACGAGCAATCCATTTGTAAGGGATAGAATTAACACAATGAATAAGGTTTTTGAAAATAAAATGGTATTCATAAATACCTATAAATGCCCTATCTTTACAGAGCATTTAGAAACGATAGGCTATAAGAACGACGAGCCAGACAAAAGCATTAACCATAGTACAGATGCGATGGGTTATTTCGTTTGGTATAATTACGGAAAGGCTAAACCTAAAGTGTATCTATGATGGAGTTAGAGGCGCAAATATTAGAACTAATTGAAAAACTAAACGACTGCCCTAACTTAAGGGATGAAAATAAGTTGTATAAACTACTTGGAAAAATAGAAAATGAACGAATACAGAATAACGGCAAACGGCAAAGAGAAGAAAATAGTTAAGCTTCCGACTGGCAGACACGAGGTAACTCTTGAACAATGGAATAACGCTTACAAGTATGTAGAGTTAGCCGTAGAGGCGAATAGACTATTTGAAGAGGGTAAACTTGAGAAAAGCCAAGCAAAGGTAATAGAGTCAATGTGCGGCACCATCGCAGCGTTAGGCGAGGGCATCACATACGAGGAATTACTGAACGTGGAGTTTAACAAGATTAATAACTTGTTCTTGATTCAGTTTGGCTGGTTAAGTGAAGAAAAGCCAAAGCGCAACTTTAAGATTAAAGGCAAGAAGTTTAGTGTGCCGAAATTTGAGCAGGGTACTTGTGGGGACTTTATGGATGTAATGAGTTTATTGGCTATGCACGAAGAATATAACGATGCAGAAAAAGGATTGCTTATTGCTGCGGTTTATATGCGTAACGGAGAGTACTATCAAGACCTTGAGGAGATTAATCAGCGCATTGAGTTCTTGAAGAAGTATGGCAGAATGGATTTATTTTACTCCGCCGCTTTTTTTTTGTTGAGTTCGTTGAGGAGTTACAAAATAGACACCCAGCGACATTCGGCAGTAGTAAGGGAAATGGAAAAGCTAACAAGTACCTTAGTCAGTTGGGCTACTATCCTCTTTTCGCAAGTGTCGCAGAGGCTGGAGTCTTTTCGTACAACGTAGCGTGGTGGAAGTTTTGGCGAAAGGATTTAAACAGATTTGACCAAGTGCTAAACACGAGATTAGATGAGGTTATGGCTTTTATAGAATATAAGAGTGCATCGGCTCAATAATTAAAAAATTTGTAATTTAGAATAGTTAAATTTACCGAGATATGAACTTGCTTGAGTTAAGGAACAGAATAAGAGATAAAGCCATAGATAATGGTCTTACTTATACAGAGATAGAAACACTTTTCGATGTCAACTTATTGTTAGAGCAGACTATGCCTTGCCTTATGTGGCGTTATAGTGGCGAAACTAATAACTTTGACGAAGTAGGCACAGAGATGAGCCTAAATGTTTACTTGATAACGACGTTTCCCGATAGCGTACGAGTAGAAACAGACACCTATCAACGTGATTACATAGTTACCCAACAAAATGCGCTTAGAACGTATTTTTACAACTGGCTGCAAGCTATGCCGTTTGAGAGTGGAGATGATTATTTAGAGATAATTAGCACAGAGGAAATTCCAATAGCTGAAAGGTTAGGTATAAATGAGTTTTTAACTGTTGATTTTAGGGTAAATATTTCCATTAAGAGAGATTTCT